CCTTGAAAATTCTCCGGGGGGACATTTTGTGGAAACTTTTTATATTTACCCTGCCTTCTTGGGGGTGCAACTTATAGCGCTCAGGCCTAAATTGGGGGACCGGTGAACCCCCACTCCTTTCACGAGTACTGCAACGACTGATCTATATTTTGTACTCCGAAGAAAGTAGGGTAAAAGTTTTGTGAAAGGAGCTAAAACTAATGGGGAGAAAGAAACAAGTATCCGATTCACCACCGGATCTGGAAGAATTTAAGTCTCAACTCACTGGTAGCTCTCCAGAGGCCATTGAGAACGAGATGATTGCTCTGGCCTATAAAGAAGTAGAATACCGAATACGCAACCACCAGGCGTCTTCACAAGAATTAGTTCACTTCTTGAAGATGGGTTCAGAGAAAGAAAGACTCGAAAGAGAAAAACTAGAGTCAGAAATGGAGCTACAGAGAGTTAAGGCAGAAGCTATCGAATCAGGCAAACACATGGAAGAACTTTACGAGAATGCAATTAATGCAATGAAGCTCTACAGTGGAGCAGGGGAGGAATGATGGGGAACATACCAAGACTCAATAAAGATTACAATGATATTTCAATTGAAATGATTTGTAAGGACTTAGATTGTGGTCTATTGCCAGAGCATCTTAGTCCAACATACACAAGACCTGTGTATGCGTACACTAAGGCTGCAGTAGGAGGTGTATCAGATGAGTTATCTAACTTACGACGAGCTCATAACCTTAGAAACGTTCGAAAAGAGATTCACTTACCTGAAGTTAAACGGAAAGTGCTCAGAGGAAACGTTCGGGGGTCACAGGCTCCTAAATCAGATACTGTATAAGTCACCACAGTGGCAAGATATTCGCAGACGAGTAATCATTAGAGACAACGGTTGCGATTTAGGTATCCCAGACAGGCCAATCAATTCTAAGATCCTAATCCATCACATCAATCCTATTACGATAGAGCAGGTTACAAACTTCGACCCTGCTATCTTCGATCTGAACAATTTAATCTGTTGTTCCCACAGTACACACAACTTAATTCATTACGGGGATTTAGAAAAAGCAATCCCTACAAATCCAATAGAAAGGAAGCCTGGGGACACTAGGCTATGGTGAAGATAGATGCCACAGAAAGGTTATCAGAAGAAAGACCACAAGTACATTTCCAGGATATGGAAAAACGGAAAATGGATTTACGAGTATGTTAAGAAGGGTGATTTTAGCAATTTTGACAAAGACATCACCGGATGGGATTACACAAAAGAAGCAATGGATCAGAAGCAAAAAGCTCAATACGCCAACATGTTAGCAGGCCACGCACCAAAAGGCCTCAATGCCGGTGCGGATGTTGACAATGTTAAGAAGGATGGGTCCGCCGATTTTACAGTTAAGACACCAGATCAGTGGGCAAGCTCGGCAGCCTATCATGGACGTAAGGCAGCAGAAGCTGAAGCGGCATATAGAACCAAGTCACTTCAGGGTCGTGCGGAATCTGCTTTAGAAAGAATGAAAAACAGGGTTAGAAAACACTACAAGAAAAAGAAGTAACTTTTAGAAGGGGGTACAGAAATGGGATATTACGATGAAGCCTTGTGCCACTCTAGGGGCGAGTGGAAGAAACACAAGTACATTCGAAAAGAAGGAAAGAAGTATTACTACGATCGTACAGTTCATGATGAAGAATCAAATACCACCTGGGATTACTATATAGATCCCGATACCGGTGAGCAGATACAGGTTAATAGAGACTACCATCCAGATAGATATTCTATCGACGACTTCATGAGCGATATGAAAGAGCTGTATGGTAAGAGGACCCTTCTCTCCAGAGAGGAAATCGAGGAAGCGCACAACAACGTAGACCCCGAACCTAAGAAAGAGGAAGAGAAGAAATACTACGCCAAGCATTCTGAAGAGGATGACGACCACTTAGAGCACCATGGTATCCTCGGACAGAAGTGGGGTGTAAGAAGATTTCAAAATTACGACGGTAGCCTTACAGGAGCTGGTAAAAATCGAGTTGCTTCTAAGCGAGTTAAGGGTCACCAGTTCGATGATAAATCAGGAATTTCTCACAACAGACGTAGCGAAACTGTACAATCACTCATCACATCAATAGTGTCTACAGCAGCACTTACAGGTGTAAATGCAGCAACTTTATCTGTTGGTTTTGTTATTCCCCATGCCATAGCAGCAACTCCTATTGCAGCTATAGCAACTGCATACAATGCTGGTAAACTTATCTCTGGAGATATTAATACCGCTAAGGGTAAAGCTAAAGAGAAGAAGTTTAAAGAAGAGCGAGAACAGAACCCTATCGATAAGAAGACAGGTTTTCATAAGAAAACTAAAGAGATGTCTGCTTCTGAGGATATGGAGAGGATCAATCCGAACTTTAAGAACTGGGACGAGAATACCAAGAATAACTGTGTTCTCTGTACAATGTCTATGGAACTTAGAAGAAGAGGATACGATGTACAGGCCAAGCCAGCCACTAGTGGCTATGCTGGCAATGCTCTTGTTAAAGACTGGTTTCTTGGGGCTAAGCCAAAAGTTTCAGACGGTAGTTTTACTGATGATGAAATAAGAACTAGACTAAAAGAGGCCCAGAAGTATGGTGACGCATCAATGCTTAAAATCTCTAAGGATAGACAGAAGAAGATGATTGAATCAACTATCTCTGAGGTTCAGAAGCAACCAGATGGGGCTAGGGGACAGATTACAGTTAAGTGGGACGGTTCTCTTAGTGGCCATTCGATCTTCTATGCAAATGAGGGTGGCAAAATGGTCATTTACGATACACAGGCCAATGAAAGATATGAGGGTGATAAAGCCATAACCAAATATTTATCACGCGTATCCCAGGTTAACGTAACAAGACTGGATAACACAACTCTTAACACAAAGTACATTAAGGAGGTAGCAGAATGATGACACCGGCAGAAGCTGCTAATAAAGTTAAACAGACGCAAGGATATGCGGAAGTTCTTTTCGTTAAAGATTACGATTCAGAGCACTATGTTGTAGAAGCTCTTAAGGACTCTAATGATCTGTCATCAGATTTATTTGGGGTGGATAAGAATACTGGAGCAGTAACGGGATTCTTTCCTCGTCCAGGTGGGACTTTGGAGAAGTATAGCAGTGCTAAATGCTTAAAGTTTGAATAACCTTCACCGGAGAAAGGAGGGTACTATGGTTGATAATCAATCAATACTAAACGATGTTAAAGAAGCCTGTGGCGTTTTAGCAGAATACACAGTCTTCGACAAGCAGCTAATAATCTACATCAATTCAGTATTTGCAACCCTCCATCAGCTCGGTTATGGGCCTGATAGAGGGTTTTCTATTTCAGGTTCTGAAGAGACCTGGGACATGCTTATTAAGTCCGACAGGTTCAATTTCATAAGAAACTACGTTATAGCAAAAGTACACTTGATGTTCGACCCACCTACAAGCTCTATTGCGGCTGAACAGCTGACTAAGCAGGTAGATGAGTACGAATGGAGAATCACATCAGAAGTAGAATGCTACGGAGAGGAGGACTAAATGGGGGATTTTATTGCCTACGCTGAGGATGAAGAAGCCGGATTAGACGTCCTGGTTCACTTTGGTATTCTCGGACAGAAGCATGGACAGCGTAATGGCCCACCGTATCCGTTAGGCTCTGGTGACCATTCTGCTAAAGAGAAGCAAGCTGCTTCGGCAGCAGGTGTTAAGGTTGGTTCCGATTCGGGGAAGGGATCAATCGACAACGTAAAGAAGAAAAAATCTACACGCTCAAAATCACCTAAGAAACCGCTCACTCCAGAAGAGAAGAGAGAGCAGGCTATGGCAGCAGCTCGTTCCGGCGATAAGAAAAAGATCGCTAAGAACATTGACGAGTTGTCTACTGATGAACTTAGAGATGCAGCGGAGCGTGCAAGACTTAAAGAGCAGCTTACTAAGAAGGACGAGAATCCTGGCGAGAAGAAGATGTCTAAGGAAGACCTTGCGAAACAGGAAGCCATGCGTTCTGGTGATAAGGAGCAGATTAAACTTTACGCTGATAAGATGTCAAATGAAGAATTGGTTCAGGCGCTTAATCGTGTAGAGCTTAACCAGAAACTTAACTATGTCGATCCTGGTCCATCCGCTATGGATAGAGTACAGAAAATCGCAAATGCGGTTGATAAGATGAGAGACGCTGCTGAGAAAGGTATCAAAGCATACAACGTAGCTGCTCAGGTCTACAATTCCACCCACAAGGGTGAGGGCCAGTGGCCTATTATCGGTCCTCAGAATAAAGATAACAATGGTGGAGATAAGAAGGACAAAGAAAAGGACGACACAAAGAAGGCTGTCGAACAGATTGCCAAGGAAGTAAAGAAGTCTTACGAGGAACAGCGTAAAGAAAAATACGAGAACCAGAAGACGGATTACGAGTACGACAAGAAGTTCGAGAAGTGGAAAAAGAAACAGGAAGAAAAAGAAGCTGCTAAGGAAGAAAAGAAGAAAAAGAAAGAACAGGGTGAGGAAAAGCCAGAAGAAAAAGAGGAACGACCAAAGGAACCCGAGAAAAAAGAGGAGAAACCAGAGGTTGTTGATTGGGAAGGCATTTGGAATTCTGTTGAAGACGCCAAGAAAGACGGTAGACCAATTACCGACGATCTAACACCGGAAGAAGAGGCGTACCTGTACAGTTTCTTAAAGGGTAGATAATGCTATCCAATACGGCAACGCCTAAATACTATGGTAAGTTCCGTACGGATGTTCTGCTCGGTATTATTCCGGTTAACGAGTATGTTTCTCTTGAGATGAATCGTATCGATAATCTCATTGCTAATCCAGAATTCTATTACGACGATTGTGCAGTAGAAGGTTGGATAGCGTTCTGTGAAAAGGAGCTTACACTAACTGACGGTTCCGACTTCCATATGTTGGATTCGTTTAAAGTTTGGGGTGAACAAATCTTTGGTTGGTATTACTATGAAACCAGAAACGTTTGGGACCCCAATGGTAGAGGCGGCGGTAGGGGCTGCTATGTAAAGAAAAAGTACAAAAGAAGGCTTACATCAAAGCAGTATCTTATCGTAGGACGAGGTGCTGCTAAAACTTTGTATGACACTTGTTTACATGCATACTTCCTGAACGTTGATACCTCAACCACAAAACAAATGACTACGGCACCGACCATTAGACAGGGTGAAGAGGTTCTCTTCCCGTTTAAGACTGCTATAGCAAGGGCAAGAGGCCCGCTGTTCCAGTTCCTTACTGAGGGTTCTTTACAGAACACCACAGGTAACAAGAAGGATAGGCAGAAGCTAGCAGCTACTAAACTGGGTATCCAGAACTTCATTACCAATTCACTTTTGGAAGCGGTACCGATGTCTATAGACAAGCTACAGGGACGTAGAGATAAGGTAGCGACAGTAGACGAATGGCTCTCATGTGACATTCGTGAAGACCCTATTGGTGCTATCGAGCAGGGTTCATGTAAGGTGCCCGGCTATCTAATCGTTGCCACGTCTTCGGAAGGAACCGTAAGAAACGGCGTTGGCGACACGATCAAAATGGAGCTTATGAAAATCCTAAAAGGAGAGTACTATGCTCCTTACGTATCCATATGGTGGTACAAACTCGATGAGCTTGAAGAAGTTGCTGACCCTGCTATGTGGCAGAAGGCTAATCCTAATCTCGGTAAGACCGTAGACTACGAATCTTATCAGAGAGATGTGGAGAGAGCCGAGCAGAACCCTGACGCTAGGAATGATATTTTGGCTAAGAGGTTCGGAATACCCATGGAAGGTTTCACTTACTTCTTCACTTACGAGGAAACTAAAGTTCACAACAAGCAAGACTTCTGGCAGATGCCATGCGCCCTTGGAGCAGACTTATCTCAGGGCGGTGACTTCTGTTCTTTTGTATTCCTATTCCCTTTACACAATGGCTGCTTTGGCATAAAGACTCTGGATTACATCACAGACTTTACGCTACACAAATTACCTGGAGCTATGCGCCAGAAATACGAGCAGTTTATCGAAGAAGGTTCCCTAATAATCATGGATGGCACAATTCTAGACATGATGGAAGTATACGAAGACCTCGAGAATCATATAGCACAAACCGGCTATGACGTTAGATGTTTTGGATACGACCCATACAATGCTAAAGAGTTTGTTAATCGTTGGGTATTAGAGAACGGTGAATTTGGTGTGGAAAAGGTTATCCAGGGAGCAAGAACAGAATCCGTTCCGCTTACTGAGTTAAAGAAGTTAGCCGAGGAAAGAATGCTTATCTTCGACCAGCAGTTGATGCAGTGGACAATGGGTAACGCGATCACCATTGAGGATAACAACGGAAACAAAAAGTTACTTAAGAAATCATATGAGGCAAAGATTGATGCTGTTGCCGCCATGATGGACGCTTTAGTAGCTTACAAACTGAATAAAGACGCATTCGAATAAGGTGGTAAAACATGAATTACTTTTACAATCGATTCTCGAAGAGTCTGTTTCATTCCGCCAATAAAGAGCATGCCAAATACGGAACTGCTAATAGTGTAAGTTCCGAAAAAGGTACTGACAATAAAAAGAACAACACATCCGAGTACAACCATGAGTACTACGAGGGGAACAAAGACAAGTGGAAAGATAACAAGTCTGGTTCTTCTAAGAAGAGTACAAAGTCAAATGATGACGATAGGTTTTACGACAAGGATGGCAAGGCTAGATTCGGTCATAAAGATTATGACGAGAATGATCCAGACTTTAAACGAACTGATGGTGAAAAGATAGCAGGCACAGAGCTTAGGACTTTCACCAATTCGAACGGTTCAACAATTATTATGGGCAAAGGCATCAAATTCTCTTTCCCACCTGGAACAAAGATTACTTCAGCTATGGCAAAGAAGCTTGCTGAAATCGAAGGCGGAGATAAGAGCAATAAAGAAGCCTATGTTGCCAAAATGCTTAACGCTGTAACCGGCTTTGCAGATAAGCAGGGCCTTAACACAGACGTCAAAAAGAAATCTTCTTCTAAGAAGAGTGGGGACTCTGAAGAGAAGAAAGAAGAATCCAAGAAGAGCGACAACAAAGATCCAAGAAGTTGGGATGAAGTTCGTTCAGATAGTGCTGAAAAGCGTGCAGAAAGCAAGTCAAGCAATAAAAAGCCGCTTACATACGACGTCGAGAAGTGGAAAAAGAAAACATCGGCAGCTAGTAAAGAGCATAGCTATTACAAAAAGAAAAAGAGCTCTGTAAGTCACTCAGATGACTTAGGCTCAGTGTTCGTTAAGGACATTCTATAAGGGGGTAACAATATGGCGTCATTAACACAGAGATTTCGTTCTGGTTGGAACGCTTTTCTAGGTCGAGATCCCACAAAAGAAAGGGAATTCACGGCGGGAGAGGTATATGGCTACACAAGTAGGCCAGACAGAGTAAAATTCACTCTTGGTAATCAGAGGTCCATAGTGTCTTCTGTATACAACCGAATAGCAGTGGACGTATCACAGATCACAATGCTTCACGCTAAGCTCGATGATCAAAATCACTACTCTGAGACGGTCGAATCAAGTCTCAACCGCTGCCTCACAATCGAGGCCAACGTTGATCAGACTGCTAAGGCTTTCTTACAGGACCTTGTTGAGTCCATGTTCGATGAAGGTACAGTCTGCGTAGTACCGACTGACACTGACGACGACCCTACGACTCTTAGTGAGCGTTGGGATATTTATTCCATGAGAACTGGAAGGATTACCGAATGGTATCCATTAGCCGTTAAAGTCAGATTGTACAACGAACGTATAGGTGTATTCCAGGAGATCATCTTACCTAAGGACTCAGTAGCAATAATTACGAATCCGTTCTATGCAACTATGAACGAACCAAACTCTACACTGCAGAGATTGATCAGAACCATTAATAAGTTGGATAAGCTCAATGAGCAGAACACAAACAATAAGTTAAACCTGATTATCTCTTTGCCATACATCACGAAAACCGACCAGCGAAAGAGGGAAGCTGAGAGGAGAAGACGTGATTTGGAGAAGCAGTTGGAAGATTCTCCCCTTGGGGTTGCATACGCTGACGGTACTGAGAGAATTACTCAGCTTAACCGACCACTCGAGTCTAATCTCTGGGAGCAGGTTAAGGAATTAACTACCGAGTTATTCAACAAGCTTGGTGTAACCCAGGCAATCTTAGATGGTACAGCCGATGAGGCTACAACCATAAATTACTACAATAACACCATTGTACCAATTTGCTCTGCAATTGCTGACGAGTTCAAACGTAAGTTCTTGTCCCACACAGCGATCACCCAGGGCCATACGATCTTCTTCTATAGAGATCCGTTTAAGTTGGTACCTGTTTCTCAGTTGGCTGACATCGCCGACAAGTTTAGAAGAAATGAAATCATGACTTCTAACGAATTGAGAGCAGAAATTGGCATGAAGCCTTCGGATGCAGCACAGGCTGAGACTCTTAGGAATCCTAACCTGAACGAAGCTAAAGGTGAGCAGCCAGAGGAGGGTGTTGGTATGGAAACTGAGGATGAAGGAGGAGAGTCAGATGTCTAAGAAGCATTACGACTTTGCCGGTTGGGCTACCAGAAATGACATTAAGTGTTCTGACGGTAGAACAATAAGGCACGGCGCGTTTTCTGATGATGACGGAAAGCGTGTTCCTCTGGTATGGATGCATAACCATAAGGACGTGCAGCAGGTTCTTGGTCATGCCGATCTTGAAGAGCGAGATGAGGGTGTATACGCTTATTGCTCGTTTAATGGAACGACACATGGACAGAACGCTAAAGAGTATGTCCAGCATGGTGATGTAGTCGCCCTTTCTATTTATGCCAATGAGCTTAGACAGAAAGGTGGAGACGTACTACATGGCGCCATCAAAGAGGTTAGCCTTGTGTTGGCTGGTGCTAACAGAGGTGCTGTGATTGATTCCGTTTTGTCACATGGAGAATTCTCCGATGACGAAGCCACAATCGCATTCGTTGGATACGGCGACGTTATCCTGCATAAGGATGATGACGAAGACGAGGAAGACGAAGAGGAAAAAGATGTTGATGAGGAAGAGTCCGACGAGGATGAAGACTCAGAGACAGAGGATGATCAGGATGACGACGAGGATGAGGAAGATGAGAAGCCTCATTTCAAGCATGCTGATGGGGCCAAAGATGAAGGGGATGACGACGAGACTGTTGCCGATGTTATAGCTACGCTTAACGAGAAGCAGAAGAAGGCTGTCGCAATCATCATTGGTCAGATTACTAAGGGTAAGAGTATGGCTCACGCCGACGATCAAAATGACCCTGATGCAGAGACCGCCGATGGCGAGACTGTTGAAGATGTATACAACACCCTTAATGACAAACAGAAAAAAGTTGTTGCTTTTATTGTCCAGAAGGCAAAAGAGCAATCTGAAGGAGGTTCAGAGATGAAGCATAATGTATTCGACGGTTCTGAAGCAAGAACCACACTTTCCCACGACGATTTCGTTGAGATTAACAAGGTTGGCCGCCAGATGGGATCACTTAAGGCCGCTTTCGAGGCAGCAGAGGACGAAGGATTCATCGAGCACGCAGATGGTGACTACGGTGTAACTAACATTGAGTACCTCTTCCCGGAAGCTAAGACTATCAACACAACTCCTGAGTTCATCAAGAGAGACACAAGCTGGGTTGATGGTGTTCTTAACTCAACACATCACACACCTTTCAGCAGAGTAAAGTCCATCTTTGCTAACATCACTGAGGACGATGCTCGTGCAAGAGGTTACATCAAGGGCAGACTTAAGAAGGAGGAAGTATTCTCACTTCTTAAGAGAACAACTGACCCTCAGACCATCTATAAGAAGCAGAAGCTGGACAAGGACGACATCGATGACATCACAGATATGAACATCGTTGCTTGGATCAAGTCCGAGATGCAGCTTATGCTCAGAGAGGAAATTGCAAGAGCTATCCTTATTGGTGATGGCAGACTTTCTTCTTCTGACGATAAGATCCAGGAGAGCCACATCCGTCCTGTTTACAACGATGCAGACCTTTACACAATCAAGTATCCTGTAGTTGTTTCAGCAAATGCTGACGAGGAGGAGATTGCTAAGGCACTCATCAAGGCTGCTATCAAGTCTCGTAAGCAGTACAAGGGATCAGGCAACCCTGTATTCTATACAACCAACGACTATGTAACCGATCTTCTCCTGCTTGAGAACGGTATCGGCGAGAGACTTTACAAGTCTGAAGGCGAGGTTGCTACCGCTATGAGAATGAAGACCCTCACAGAGGTAGAGGTAATGGAAGGCCAGACCATTGCTATTACTGACAACGGCACAACAACCGAGTATCCTCTTATCGGTGTTGCTGTAAACCTCTCCGACTACAACGTTGGTACAAACGGTGGTGCTAAGACTGACTTCTTCGATGATTTCGATATCGATTACAACCAGTACAAGTACCTGTATGAGACCAGAATGTCTGGTGCTCTTATTAAGCCTTTCTCTGCTATCAGCTTCTACCTCGTAAGAGGCAACGCTAATAACAACGGCTGATCGGCTGCTCAAAATGGAGGTAATTTATGAAGTGGTGCGGAGCGATAGGCTTTAATGAAGTAGCCGAAGTAGAGCGTGGTGTTTGGGACTCTGTGGTCAACTCATACCCATACTTCGGTGATTTATTACAAATGTCCTGGAGAGAGCAGCAGGGTGACAAGATTAACGCTGATATTTCTGTATCAAACAGAATTTGCGTTGTTGCCGACCCTAGACTTCAGAATAACTTCCAAAATATAGCATATGTAACATTTGGCGGGGCCAAGTGGACAGTTAGTAATGTGGAGTTTAATTATCCACGAGTTACTTTGTCCCTTGGCTCTTTGTATTTGGAGGAGTCTGATGAAGAGTAGATTGGAAATCCAGGAATTACTGGAAGGTGTGTTGGGGAACTCTAATGTATACTTCCAGGACCCTCCTAATACCGGTATGAAATACCCATGTATAGTTTATTCGTTTAATAGGTTTAACCGAAGGAACGCAAACAATAAACCGTACTTGGTAACGGGGCGTTGGGAGATCCATCACATGTATAAGTCAGTTAAGAATGATCTGAAAGAGACCATGATTAACGAGGTTGATTATTGCGACTTCGATAGACGAATCGTGAAAGATGGAATCTATAACGATTATTACACTATTAACCAATAATAACGGAGGTACATTATTATGGCATTCAAACTTATTTGGGACCAGATCGGCGAGAAGAAGTTCGAGACTGGTGTTGACCGTGCCGTTCTTTACCCTATTTCCGGTAGTGCATATCCTAAGGGAGTTGCATGGAACGGTATTACTTCTATTTCTGAGTCACCTGATGGAGGTGATGCTCAGGACTTCTATGCTGACAACATTAAGTATGGTTCACTTCGTGGTGCCGAGAACTTCAACGGTACTGTAGAGTGCTACACATATCCTGATGAGTGGAAGGCTTGCGATGGTAGAGCAGAGCTTCTTCCTGGCGTAACTGTTGCTCAGCAGAATAGAAAGGCATTTGGTCTTTCTTACAGAACTCTTATCGGAAACGATACCGATCTTCTTGATGCTGGATACGTTATCCACCTTATTTACAACGCTACAGCTTCACCTTCTGAGAAGCAGCGTCAGACGGTCAACGAGTCACCTGAGGCTCAGACATTCAGCTACGAGTTCAAGACAACTCCTGTTCCTGTAACAGCAGTTAACAACAT